ACGCATGCTCGAAAGAGACGCTCGTGGTGGCTCTCGCTATACTGAACTCGTTAAATCTCACTTCGGCGTCACTTCTCCAGACGCACGATTACAACGCCCCGAATATCTCGGTGGCACTAGCGCAAGGGTACAAATTAACCCTGTCGCTCAAACATCAGAATCAAATACAACTAAACAAGGAACACTTGCCGGAATCGGTACTATTACTGTTCCAAATGCGGGCTTCACAAAATCATTTACTGAACATTGTGTAATTGTTGGATTAGTCAACGTACGTGCTGACTTAACATACCAACAAGGACTCAATCGCATGTTCTCTCGCCTAACACGCTTCGACCATTATTGGCCGGCATTGGCTCATCTTGGCGAACAAGAAGTGCTTACAAAAGAACTCTACACATCAGACCCCGCTACCGATACCGGTGCAACCGGAACAACCGACAACGAACGTGTATTCGGTTATCAAGAGCGTTGGGCTGAATATCGATACAAACCTAGTATTATAACCGGAGCTTTACGCTCCAATGCTGCTGCCCCTCTCGATGCTTGGCATTTATCTCAAGAATTCGCAGGTGGCGCAAGCTTACCAACATTATCCGAAACATTCATCGAAGAAAATCCGCCCGTTGACCGCATTGTTGCTGTCAATACTGTACCGGAATTTATCTTTGACTCTTACTTTAATATTAATTGCACTCGTCCAATGCCAACTTATTCTGTACCCGGACTAATCGACCACTTCTAATATGCAAAAAATCTGTGGACGTAAAATAAAATCGCAATGCTTTTATAGTACCTACGACAAAAATCGTGGGTGCTATAATTGCGAAAAATCTAAATGCAAACATCAATATCCAAAGGAACTAAATGCGCCAGAATATACTGATTGCTACACTACTACTCCTGGTTCTCATCTTCGTGGGCTGTGAAAGCGCACAAAACTATGACGCATGCCTTAACGACCCCGAATGCTATGCTGAGGTCGTATCTATTCAAAAAGGCGTCTCAGACGCCACTACAACCACTTTAAACGCCAATCCTCAGACCGCTCCTGTCTCCCTTGCTGTCGGTTCTGTACTTGGCGGAATAATCTCTTTCCTTGTTGGACTCAATAAGGGAAAGAAAATAAGAAAGGGTTAAAAATGTCTTTCTTTTCAACTATTGGAAAAGTATTCAAAACTGTACTTCCTTTTGTAAACCCTATTGCTTCTGTTGCTGCTCCTGTAATTGGCTCTTTAATTGGAGCAAAATCTGCCAAAGATACAAACAAAGCACAAATAGAACAATCTAATCAACTCTTTGATAAACAAAAGACCGAAACAGACACCGCACATCAGCGCGAAATCGCTGACTTAGCTGCTGCCGGTCTAAACCCTATACTTTCATCAAAATACGGTGGCTCTGCTTCCGCGACCGGAGCAATGCCCAACCTCAAAACTCCATTCGAAAATGCTGGCCGAGACTTCTCGTCTGCCGCACAAATAGCACTCAATCGCAGAATGACAACTGCACAAATACAAACTGAAAAAACAAAACAAAACCTAAATTCTGCTAGTGCTCTAAAATCTATGGCTGACGCAATCGGACAACGCTATCGAAACCGTAAAGCCGGGGCTTCTCTAGGCTCTTACGAAAACTCATTCTATAAAAACATTCTTGCACCTGCTCAAAGGTTCAAAGAATCTGTCAATCCACTATCAAATATTAATCTATCAAAATAGAAAGGAGACCTATGCGACGCATTAAATCTAACTCACGACGCTCTAAAAACAATTTCTCTCGTACTGCTTCTAAAGTTAACTCACGCAATAACACAAGTGTAAAGCGTGGCGGAATCCGCTTATAAGCTAAAAACTAAAAATCATGCAAAGGGAGCCCCCCAAAGAGCTCCCTTTTTGCATTGGAGAAAATAAAAAATGCCCTGCTACCACCCTCTACAAGGCTATAAATCTCAAGAAAAAAATCCTTCTGGAAAACGCTCTATCGTTTTCAATCTAAGAGACGCTTACTCCGATATGAAAATTCAAGTACCCTGTGGACAATGTATCGGCTGTCGGCTCGAAAAATCCCGTCAATGGGCAATCCGCTGTACCAACGAAGCCTCACTCTACGAAAACAACTGCTTCATAACCCTCACATTCAACGATAAATACTTGCCCTCTGACGGCTCACTCAACAAACCTGACTTCCAAAAATTCATCAAACGCTTACGCAAACGCTTCCCTAATCAAAAAATCCGTTATTTCCACTGTGGGGAATACGGAGACAAACTATCAAGACCACATCATCACGCATGTCTATTTAATATAGACTTTCCGGACAAAAAACCTCTACCTTCGAATAACAAATTATTCACTTCTGAAATCCTTGACTCTCTCTGGTCACACCCTGAAACAAAAGAATCTCTTGGTTTCTCTACGATTGGAGAAGTTAACTTCGAAACTGCTGCCTATGTTGCACGCTATGTAACTAAAAAAATAACCGGAAAACTTGCGGAAGGGCATTACTGCGGGCGTACTCCTGAATACGTTACAATGTCCCGCCGACCTGGCATAGGACACGATTGGTTTATTAAAAATCGCGCAGATGTCTTTCCGCAGGACTTCATAATCATTCGTCAAGGAAAAAAATGCAAACCACCAAAATATTATGATACACAATTAGACTTGACAAATCCAAAAGCTATGTCTAAAATTAAACATATTCGGGAGCGCACTGCCCGCGAAAGCGAGCATAACACCCCGGAACGCTTGGACGTCCGGGAAATCGTAACAATAGCACGAACTAAACCAATCAAAAGGAGCTATGAACATGGTCAAACAAATCTTTAGTCTACACGACGACAAAGCACTTGCATTCACTCAACCTTTCTTTATGGATACTGTCGGGCAAGCAACACGCGCTTTAGACGGAATTGTTAACTCACCTGAAACAAATGTAAACAAATATCCAAAAGACTTTAAACTATATAAACTCGGAACTTTCGACGATAACTCCGGCAAACTTACATCACTTGATGTACCGGAATTTATCGCGGAAGCAAACGAATTCTTAAAACCTACACCTACAAAGGACTAACAATGTCAAAATATGCTCTATTATTCAAAGGCAAGCGCTCCAAATCCCGAACTCAACAACACTTCAAAAATGAAGTAAACATTAATACTATAATGAAAAAAGCAAGACGCACTGGCGTTCTTCCGGTCAAAGACCAAGACTCTTACTTCCAAGACCTAACCGGCGTAACAGATTACAAATCTTCTATGGATAGAATCTTAGAAATAAATCAAAAATTTGACGCTTTACCTGCTGTAATCCGAAACAAATTCGGAAACGACCCAGACCAAATTCTTAAATACTTACAAAATCCAGAAAATGAGGGCGAAGCCCGCAAACTCGGCCTACTTCGCGAACTTACATATGAAGAAAGCAAAGCTAGAGCCGATAAATCAACTGCACCTTATGTAACACCAACTAACAAAGAACCGGAAACACCACCGGTTACACCTGCTCCGTAAAACGGAGTGACTATATATATACTTGATATAACTGTCACGACTGACACCAACTCAGTCGCAAAAACAAAAAAAGGAGAAAATAAACATGAAATCCGTAATGAAACATAACTTTTCCCAAGTACCTAAAGCGGAAATTCCCCGCTCTAAATTCAATCGTTCATTCGGTCATAAAACAACTTTCGACTCAGGGTACTTAATACCCGTCTACCTTGACGAAACACTTCCTGGAGACACTTTCAATGTAAATGCTTCAATGTTCGCAAGGCTTTCAACTCCTATATATCCAATCATGGACAATCTCTACATGGACGTATTCTATTTTGCTGTCCCTTATCGCTTATTATGGGACAACTTTCAAAAAATGATGGGCGAACAAATCGACCCCGGAGACTCCACTGACTATACAATTCCTCAAATCGTAATGCCTGGTACTACCGGAACGGTAGAAGGCTCATTATTCGATTACTTCGGTATTCCAACCGGAGTACAAAACCTTACAATATCCGCTCTTTTCTCAAGAGCATACAATCTTATCTACAATGAATGGTTTCGGGACGAAAACCTCATTGACTCACTCGTCGTCGATAAAGACGACGGACCAGACACATATACAGACTATGTTCTTAAACGACGTGGCAAAAGACACGACTACTTCACTTCATGCCTACCTTGGCCTATCAAAGACCCTGATAGCGTTATCGAGTTACCACTCGGAACATCTGCTCCTATCTCTGCTGACGGTGCACACCCCTCACGCATGACTCTATTAAATCCTACACTTGGCGCAGGTCAATGGGGACTCTTAGCTTCTGGCGCAGGTCCATACGAAGTATATGCAGACAATTCTGCAGCTATCCCCGGTGGCGACCCAATGATAGCCGACTTATCTGCTGCAACTGCTTCAACTATTAACGAACTTCGAGAAGCCTTTCAACTCCAACGCATGCTCGAAAGAGACGCTCGTGGTGGCTCTCGCTATACTGAACTCGTTAAATCTCACTTCGGCGTCACTTCTCCAGACGCACGATTACAACGCCC